TTTTTTTGCCATGATAAATAAATATTAAAGATTAAAAATTAAATTAATTACTCAGATTGAGATCCCTCTATTGAATTAGTTTGGTACCTCGGAGCTTCTGTGGCTTCTAATAAATGTTTAACTGTTAAATCTACTATCTCTTGGTGTGTGTGTTCTGCTAGCTCGCAATCTTGGTTCGAAGATAAGGAAATTTCTGACGGCTCCCTAATGTAATCTAAGCCTACACCTTTTAATAGGAACCTTTTGTTCGTAAATACTTTTATAAACGTATCAGAAATTATACCCATCGGGCTTTTATGTGTTGATTGTGCAAAAGGACTTGCAAGCAAATTATATGCGTCATCAGGCTCAACAATTCGTAGAACAACTTCTTTTTTTGTACTTGTCTACTTCTATTTCAATTTCGCCTGCGTCAGTATCTGCTCCTAGTTTAGCTCTACCACAATCATCATAATATAGTTTAACTCTTGAGTTAATTAAAAACATGTAGTCAGTTGGTAAATCAAAATCCTCATGATCGACATCTGCGTCCATAGTCGCAACATCATCACTATAATCTAATACTGTAAGCACACGCAAATCGTCTATACGTTTTTGTGTACCATAATACCCTGATTGTTTTGGATCTGATTTTGACCAAAAGCGTTGTTTTACAAAACGCTCTTGCATTTTATTTAAAGCAAAGTCCAATTCCTCTGGTAAAAAAGTATCAAAGGAATTAGAACCTACTTTTTGTAGTCCTTGTTCTACAGCAAAATGCATTTCTGCTACCGTCATAATTAACTAAAAGTTTTTAGACGTGCTTTTAAGGTTGTTAATACATCCGAGTTTTTCTTGTCTTTTATAAACAAGATAGCCTCTTCCATAGAGTCTCCTAAAGCGACATCTCCATTTAATATAGTGTTACCTACTTTACGTAGGACTTCTCTTGTAATACAGTCGTTAATGAATGCTTGATGCTCTAAGTTTTTGTCTGTAGCATATCCAAGGAACTGTGTAGGATCAGCTTCTACTTCTCCTTCTAGTGTAATTTCCTTTTGTGCTTCATCCATTGTCTTAGGCTCATATCCATAAACCTGTAATAGTTGATCCATTTTAGATGGATTAGAGGTAACCTTAATAAATTCTTTGTATGCTTCTTTTCTTTTCTTAACTCCAGATAGCTTTTTAACTTTCTCAATTTCGGTATCATAGATAAAATACTTGTACCCTCTATTAGATCGCATTTCATTTTCATCACGCGCTACGTACGGGTGCGCGCATGCGAACTTCCATCTGATGTAATCCATTAAATTTAATGGCTCACCACTTTCATCTACTCCTACTTCTAAATCTGTTCCTCTAGATTCGATAGTAACAGTCATGTTATGAAAGTATTTTTTTACCTCTTTCATAAAATTGATATCATTAGAATCAACTCCAATAATTTGAGGCATATATTTTTTTTGTTCTGCAAATGTTAACCCTGTTAGAGTGTCTCCATTTTTAGAAAAAGTGGAACCTATTTTTCGTTTAGCTTCTGCGTAAACGTGTTCCGGTAAATTTGTTGCGTTAGCTTTTCGTTTTAAAACTACTTTTCTTGAACTCATGATTTTATTTTCTATGTTAAACAAAACAGTAAAGGGGAGCATTGCTACTCCCCTGACTGCTTATAAATTTATGATTTTACACATTCTAGGTGTAGACAGTTTGTAGCTCGTCTGATTGCGATACCACATTCTTTCATAAAGTGTACTGATGCACCATCAACGTCGTTAGCTCTTAAAGAGTTACCGCTGTTGAATCCTGGAGGAACAGAAGCACCTGCTACTGCCCATCTTACTAGTTCTCTACCTTTTCTAGATACCATCTGTACGTTAGTTTCACCATCGTAAGTTGACATATCTAAGAAGATCATTCTGTAAGATTCCATTGGTAATCCAGACACTGGGTGTTTTGGACTATTCAATGCTCTTGCACCGTGATCAAATAAAGGCAAGTGTCTCACTGTTACAGTGTGACCATCAATGTGTCTGTATGAAGTGAAGAAACCACCTAACTGCAAGCTTGAACCTGACCCTGTAACAAAGTTAGAAGGATCTGTGTTCTTGATATAAGTACCAGAACTTAGTTCAGATTTCATTGCGTTATCGAATTCTTCCATACCACCTAAACCTGTAAACAATACAATGTTCATGTCTTGAGCATCAGAAGCACCATATAATGCATCTCTTACTACAGACTTGATTTTTGTAGCTGTTAATGTAGAGTAAGTATCTACGTTAGGAATTTGCTCTAATACACCAGAACCTAATGGAATTGGTTTTCCGTTGTCATCTTTCATGTGAATGATACCTTCAGAAGATCTGTTGTATTTAGAATACCAAAGAGCGTATTCAGTTTCTTCTTTCCATCTTAGCATGTGCTGATATTCTTCGAAGTCATACCATAGAGCAGTTTTTCTACCGTCTACGTTAAATTCAAAGTTTACAACTCTATCAGGAGCATTACCTTCATAACGGTAAGATTTTCTGATAAGAGAAATCTGGTTTCTCATTTTAGATGGAGCAACCCAGTTGCTTTCGTTACCAACTGATCCAGAGATCGCTGTTGGCGCGAATAATTGTACCCAGTTTTTACCAGCTACGTCAGATG